TACCAGCACTATCAGCGTAAGAGACGTTAATAGCAGCCAGAGAGGTCCAGATAGGTGACCCTGCTCCGGTTGATTGAAGAATTTCTCCGTTATTACCTACAGCGGTAAATCCTGTATCATTATTAGCAACCTGATACAGTACAGCACCAGCAGAACCACCCTTTACATCAGTTGCAAGACCGGCATTTGTAGAGTAACCGGCAACTGCAACACCATTTGCAGAGATTTGAACCCTTCCCTGACCAGAGACAGGATTGATTTGAATACCAGGACCAGGGAAGACTGATGTTACAACACCAGCAAGATTAACACCGTTCCCGTAATAAGTTGCACCAGTGATGATACCAGCAGTGGTAACACCAGTTAGGTTGGCTTGAAATATCTGTGCGCCGTTGGTTACATCAAGCGTTTTAGTGGTGAGTGCTCCACCAACACTCATGTCGTTGGTGACCCCAATACCTAGGGCAGTGAGAATACCAGTTACTGTAAAATCGCCAGATACGGTTGACGGACCTACGATAATAGGGCCAGTATTATTAAACCTATTGGCAATCTTGTCGGCCCTAAGTAATGACATTACCTATAATGCTTCTTCCGTTGTTTATATTTATAATATGGTGTGGATAAATATTTTCAGATAATTAGTATTTAATACGATGAAGGACGGTGAATTTTGTCCCCTGCTTAATAAGAAGTGCGTTAAACATAAGTGTGCATGGTACACACAGATTAGAGGGACAAATCCTAACACCGGTCAAGAAATTGACCAATGGGATTGTGCTGTCTCATGGATGCCAATGATGGCAGTAGAGATTGCCCAAAAGTCAAATCAAACTGGGGCAGCAGTAGAAAGTTTTAGAAATGATGTAGTTCAGGCAAATCAAATAAATCAACAACTTTACATAAAGGGATTGGAGAGTGGAATGTCCAACGGTCAGTTATCACCTCACCCTCCTATTAATACCTTACCTCCTCAATAGGCGTCTTTAGAACAAATAAGGACATCAATATACTGAACCTCAAAGTCCATTGATGCACCAGATGAACCTGCCGACTGTACGGTAAGTCCATGGTTGTGACCAGCACCTCCAGCACTGATATTAACACCGTGAGTGTGACTATTACTAGCATTTCCAACATTTACACCGTGACTATGGGATCCGTCAGGATGAATACCAATTCCAGTCCCGTTATGATTGGTACCGGCACCAAAATCACTGGCAGCACTAGCATTTTGACCCCTATCACCATATTCAACACTTCCTCCTCTACGGCTGTAACCATGTGAGTGACCCGGATCGGCTACACCATGTCCATGATAACCATTTGTATTAGCATTACCACTATGAGTATGTGATGCATTATTACTGTTACTTCCGGCACCATGACCATGATTTTGAGTATTTGCACTAAGTGATGATGGGTGGTCGTGAAGTGGAACAGGAACCGTTCTTGCAGAGCCAAATGTTGAGGTAAATGTGTTTGAGCCACCAGTTCCTCCACCGGACCCAGCAACTACCCTCAAGGCTTTATTGTCTTGATTAGTAATCTTAGTCCAACCCGTAGGAGCAGCTGTTTGATAGAACAGCATAACTGTTCCTACAGGAATAACACCCGTCAATGCAGTATATAATTGACTACTGACACTGGTGGTTGCAGTCTCCGTAACTGATGTACTGGTAGGAGGATAGGTACTATCTAATTGTACGATACCCTGAACCGACGTAGAAGCCTTAATTAGTCTATCATTATTGACAGTTCCTTGTGACAGATTTGACGCGTCAAGGTTTGTCAGATTGTCACCTTTACCCGCCAGATTTCCAGCTGTCAGAGTATCGGAACTAGGATTATACGTGAAGTTGGTCGATGTACCATCAATGTACAGTCTCTGATAGTCTGTAGCACCGGGGTCACTAAAGATTACCTGATAGTTTACATTGTTACTATTAGCATCAATATTGAGGAAGTCAGCTCTAAAGGCGGTACCAGCCAGACCAGCAGTTACAGTACTTGCTGTAATGTTGGTAACTTCCAGAGTATTTGTTGATGGATTGTAGATAAATCTATCACTCTCACTATCAATATACTGTCTTTCGTAACCATACAAACCAGGGTCACTGAATGTAATCTGATAATTGGTATTATCTGTCTTACTATCAATATTAATATTGTCTGCACCAGTGGCAATACCAGACAGGTTACCAAATACTCTATTGACAGTCAGATAGTTAGTCGATGGATTATACATCATCTGACCATCTTCACTATCAACAAAGATGTTTTGATAGTTAGAACCAATACCCAGTGTGGGAGTGAATGGTACCTGATAATTTACGTTATCACTCTTCTCTTGAATACTTACAAAGTCTGTACCTGTAGATACACCAATCAATGCGGTTTGGTCTTGTCTTACAGTCAGAATACCAGCACTGACACTGAAGTTTGGTCCCTTCAGATTTTGAATTGTACCAATACCAGAAACATAGATGTCTCTAAAGTCTGCCTGTGCATTGGTTGCATCAATGAGTTCAGTGACTGTGGCGATAGCAACATTAATACCTTTACCATCGTTAGTGACGATAATAGTACCACCCATACCAGCAGTGTTAGTTGCTTGATAGAATAGTTCGTTAGGAGCGTTGAAAGGAACTTTAAAGGTAACAATACCAACCTGGACTTGGTTACCAATCACACCATCATCATAGATGTTGTTAAGGTCAGCAGTGGGTTGTGTCTTAATAGCGAATGGGAAACCACCACTATCAACATCAAACACATAAGTTTGACCCCTAACCACATAAATCATGGGGTCATCTTGGTTCTGAGTGAAACCAATACCAGGAGGGTCACCTGCAGTCAGGAACCTAAATCTATCTCCACCAAATTCTTGAAGTCTGAATAAAGTATATACACTCTCGTTGTTTGCGTCTAACGTTTTATCTACTGTGACATTAGTAAATCCAACTGTACCACCAGCAGCAATCTGACCAGAAAGAGATGAACCTCTAATGTCACCAGTTACAGTCAGGTCACCATAGATAAATCCAGCAGTATCTCCAATCGAGACAGGTCCCAATACCTCTAATGTATATCTTGGGTCCGCAGTATTAACACCAATCGCGGGACCAGCAATATCAGTTGCATCATATCTTGTACTAAAGATAGTACCTGCAATACCTACATCAACACCAGCTACAGCTGTGGTAAAGCCAGAAGTTACTAATCTTTGGGCAGTAATCGTAGTTCCTACTGCCAGACTACCACTAGTCTCTTGGTCACCTATTACAACTAACCTTTTGTCAGCAGTGGTTGTCCCGAGACCAACTTTGTCGGTATCGGGATCAGCATAAATCAGATTTTCGTTGACTTGTAAGCCACTCTTGATGACAAAATCCTTATCAATTGCCATTTATCTACCAGGTCAGTTTATGTTATTTTTATTTATCAACTGGCAATCGTTCCGAATTCCTTCCAGACGTTAGCTGTAGTATAAACCCAACCAACGGTTCCACCTGAAGTGGGGTTGGCGTTGTATACAATGTCACCAGGTGTTCCAGCCTCTGTAGGAGTAGAGATACCAACGGTAATCTTTCTGGATACCTGTGCATTACCTTGGAGGAACAGACTACTTGCTTCCATTCCCTCATCGGATGTACTTACAACCTTTTTGGTGAATTGTACAGGACCGTTAAACTCAGACAGAATGTTACCATCACCACCACCATCAACGACCACGTTTCTGTTGACCTGAACGATTGAGGAGTCAACATAATTGAAGTCAGTGACATCATTACTTGTACCCTCGGTGTATGGGTCTTCACCTTGAACCGTCTGTACAGGAGTATCAAAGACTTGTTCCTTACCAGTGGTAGAAGCAATTCTCTTGTTACCAACGTAGAAGTCACCTCTATCATTCATAGCAGTGTAGTTAACCACACCACCTGACATTCTCTGTGCCTGGACGTTAATTTGTTCTTCCAGTGTCAACTGTTTGGTCTGTTTAATTGGTAGAGCTGTAGAATAGTTACCAGGACCATAACCAACGTACTCAAATGTATGACCGGATGCTCTGATAATAGAGTTTCTTCTAAACTCGATTGGATACAACGTAATTCTAGTTACAACACTATTGTCTACATGTGTATCTGCAATTGAGCCATATACACCTCTAAACACTTTAACTTGAGTTGTACCAGCAACACGACTTACAGTGGTCTTAATTCTCATGATTTCATCATTGACTTGTAAGTAATCTCCAATCAGGAAATTATAATCAGTCATGTTGTTGATATTAATAGTATCAGTTGTCTTACTGATGATAGGTGCAGACAATGTAGTTGTAATACCAGCATAGATGGGTTG